CGAGCACATCTTCAATCGGGTCAATCTCCACTACGGCGATGTCACCGACGGCGGCGCGATGGCACGGCTCGTCGCCGAGATCGAGCCAGACGAGCTCTACAACCTCGCGGCACAGTCCCACGTCCGGGTGTCGTTCGACCAGCCCGCGTACACGGCGGAAGCGGTCGGGCTCGGTGCTCTCAACGTCCTCGAAGCCGCACGCGTCGTGCCGGGATGCCGGGTCTACCAAGCCTCCTCCTCCGAGATGTACGGGCAGGTCGCCGAGACGCCGCAGCGTGAGACGACGCCGTTTCGCCCACGCTCACCGTACGGCGTGGCGAAGGTCTACGCTCACTGGATCACGGTGAACTACCGCGAGAGCTACGGGATGCACGCCTCGTGCGGAATCCTCTTCAACCACGAGAGCCCGAGGCGGGGCGAGACGTTTGTCACCCGCAAGATCACGCGGGCAGCGGCACGGATCGCCAGCGGCATCCCCGAGACGCTGTACCTGGGCAACCTCGACGCCCGGCGTGATTGGGGCCACGCGGCTGACTACGTCGAGGCGATGTGGCTCATGCTTCAGCAGGACGATCCCGACGACTACGTCATCGCCACTGGCGAGACGCGCAGCGTGCGTGAGTTCTGCGAGCGGGCGTTCGCCCATGTTGGGCTGGACTACCGCGACCACGTGGAGATTGACCTGCGCTACTACCGACCGGCCGAGGTGGATCTGCTCCAAGGCGACGCGAGCAAGGCACGAAGGCAACTGGGCTGGGTGCCGAGGGTGACGTTCGACGGGCTGGTGGCGGTGATGATGGACGCAGAACTGCAAGCGTTACGGGGGCGCGTGGTAGCGTGAGGCTATGCCGCAGCGCATCGAGTTCATCCGGGCGGCCCGGCCGAACTACCGGATCAAGCGGAAAGAGAATCGACCCAACGGATACCAGCGGGGCTACTCGGACAGGCGTCACGCAGCGTGGCGACGTGCTGTCCTACTGCGTGACAACTGGACGTGCCGGGCGTGCGGTCACGTGTGCGGCGAGAAGGGCAACGCCCACGCTGACCATGTGTCGCCGGTCGTGCCGGGCACGAAGGTCTGCGTCGATGGACGCTCGCGGTATGACGTGGATGTCGGGCAGTGCTTGTGCCACTCGTGTCACAGCAAGAAGACAGCGAACGAGACGGCGGCGCGTGCGAGAGGCACCCCATAGCCCCCCGCCAAGGTGGCATGGCGATGACGAAAGCCATCCGTTGCCGCCACGTGCGCGAATTGAGGAATAGGAACGGCGTTTTTGCCGCGTGAAACATGGCGACCCGTGGCCGCAAGCCGAAGCCGACCGCGCTGAAGATCGCCGACGGCACCTCGCGTGGCTCGCTCCGCGAACCGTCGGCTCCGCTCGGCGTGCCGCCGATGCCCGAGCGACTCGCGGCCGAACCGGTCGCCGTTGCCAAGTGGAACGAGCTCGCGTCGCTGCTCTCGGGCATGGGCGTGCTGACGCTCGGCGACGGCGAGGCGCTCGCGACTCTGTGCGAGGTTCACGCGGCGGCGCAGTCTTGCCTGCTCGAACTCCGAGCGAGTGGATCGGTGATTCACACTAACCTCGGCGGCGTGAAGCCGAACCCGGCGGGTTCGCTCTATCGCGGGCTTGTCTCGCTCCAGGCGTCGCTGATGACCGAGTTCGGGCTCACTCCGAGTAGCAGGGTGCGACTTGGTCAAAAGAACGAAGCGCCAAAGGACGACCTCGCGGAACTCCTCAAGTCGCACGGCTGATCTCATTCCGCCGATCGACCCGAGGAAAGAGACGCTTGTGCGTCGCTTCTTCGAGGAGATCCTTCGGCACAGCAAGGGACAGAAGGCAGGCCAGCCGTTCCTGCTCTTGGAGTGGCAGCGGAAGATGCTCTCCGACGTGTTCGGCAGAGTGAAGCCAGACGGTACGCGACAGTACCGCACGGCATACATCGAACTGCCGAAAAAACAGGGCAAATCCACGACACTCGCTGGCGTCGCCCTCTACGGTCTCATCTGCGACAACGAGCCCGGTGCCGAGATCTACGGCGCTGCCAGTGACCGCGAGCAGGCGGGCATCATCTACCGCGAAGCGGCGTCGATGGTTCGTGCGTCGCCGTCGCTGTCGAAGCGGCTCGAAGTGATCGACTCGCGGAAGACCATCGTCGATCGCCAGACGAACTCGTTCTACCGGGTGCTCTCGGCGGATGCGTTCCGGGCCGAGGGGCTCAACATCCATATGCTCCTGTTCGACGAGCTCCACGCCCAGCGGGACCGTCGCCTCTGGGATGCGTTGCGGTACGGCGGCGCTGCCCGGCGGCAACCGCTGATCCTGTCGATCACCACGGCTGGCTATGACCGTCGCAGTATCTGCTGGGAGCAGCACTCCTACGCGGAGAAGTGCATCGCAGACCCGGCGTACGATCCGACGTTCTACGGGTGCATCTACGCGGCACCGCCCGACTGTGCGACCGACGGCTCATGGAAAGATCCGAAGGTCTGGCGGAAGGCGAACCCGTCGCTCGGCGAGACAATCACCGAAGAGTCGTTCGCAGCCGACGCCCGCGAAGCCGAGCAGTCGCCGACGAAGCTCAACTCGTTCCTCCGCTACCGGCTCAATGTCTGGACAACGCAGGACACGCGGTGGATCGCCCCGGCTGCGTGGGCTCGCTGTGCAAACCCGCTGCGAGACTTCGGCGACCGTCCCGTCTACGCCGGGCTCGATCTCGCGAGCACGTATGACCTCTCGGCCCTGGTGCTCGTCTGCCCCGATCCCGAGGACAACACGATCGACGTGCTGCCGTTCTTCTGGATTCCAGAAGCCAACGCCGTAGAGCGGGCTCAGCGTGACAAGGTGGACTACCTCGGGTGGATTCGGGACGGGCAGATCCGGGTGACCGACGGCAACGTCACCGACTACACCCGGCTCCACGCTGACATCAAGGCGATCTGCGACCGCTACCGGGTGCGTCAGTTGGCGGTCGATATGAAGTTCAACGCTCAGATGCTGGCAAACCTACTGCAAGGGGACGGGCTGGACGTGCGAGGATATCCCCAAGGCGGCCCCGGAATGTCGGCTCCCGCCAAGACGCTGGAGAACCTCGTGCTCAACGGCATGGTGCGGCACGGCGGGCATCCGGTGCTCACGTGGTGTGCAGGCAACGTCGCTGTTCACGAGGACCGGCACGGCAACATCTACCCGAGCAAGACCGCCAGCACGGAGCGTATCGACGGCATCGTGGCCCTCTGCCAGGGCATCGGCTCGTGGATGCGATCCGAGCAGGAGCAAAAGCCCTCGGGCACCCCTGAGATCTTTTTCGTCTGATGATCGCCAACGCACAGCATCGCATTCTCTGGCTCCCCGGTGAGGAGCGGATGTGGGACGAGGAGTACTCGTCCCGCTCGGCCGCCGGAATCCGCATCGACGCGAGCAACGCCCTGCAAGTGTCGGCGGTGTTCGCGTGCCTGCGAATCCTGTCGGAGAGCGTCGCGAGCCTGCCGCTCCACGTGCTCGAACGGATGACTCGCGGGACTCGCCGTGCCGTCGAGTTGCCGCTGTACCGCCGCCTCCACCAGCAGCCGAACGAATGGCAGACGAGCTTCGAGTGGCGTGAGCAAGCGGTTTTCCACGTTGGGCTATGGGGCGACGCCTACAGCGAGATCCGCTCGGGAGCGTCCGGTGCTGTCGATCAACTCATTCCGCTGCACCCGTCCCGCATGAAGGTCGAGCGAATTGAGAACGGGCGGCTTCGCTACAAGTACCGCGAGGAGAACGGCCGCGAGACGGTGTACTCGCAGGACGCGATCCTGCACATGCGTGGGCCGAGCGACGACGGCGTTCATGGCATGAGCGTCGTCGAGAGTTGCAAGGACGCGATCGCATTGGCTCGGGCGTGCGAGCTCCACGGTGCCAGATTCTTCGGGAACGGAGCGAGGCCGGGGTTTGTGCTCAGCACGGATGGCGAGCTCAACGCCGAGGCCCGCGAGTCGCTGCGTGCGAACTGGGAGCGGATGCACGGCGGCGTCAACAACAGCAACCGCACGGCGGTGCTCGTCGGCGGGCTCAAGCCGATCGAGATCCCGCAAGCGTCGATGCACGATTCACAGTTCATCGAGGCTCGGAAGTGGCAGTTGGCTGAGATCGCCCGGCTCTTTCGCGTGCCCCTCCACCTGCTCGGTGCCGAGACGAGCCCCGGCTCGGTGGAGCACGCCGGGCTCGACTACGTGCAGCACACGATCCTCCCGTGGCTGCGTCGCTTCGAGTCGGCGTTTCAGCGCGACCTCATCAGCGACGACGACCGCTACTTCGTCGAGTTCGACGTTCGCGGGCTCATGCGTGGCGACGCCGCAAGCCGCTCGGCGTACTACCGGGCGATGTGGGACATCGGGGCACTCTCGACGAACGACATCCTCGAACTGGAGAACCGCAACCCGGTTGAGGGTGGAGACGAACGGTATCGCCCGCTGAATATGGGCACGCTCGGTGCCCCGCCTTCGGTCGATGACGTGCTCGCCCAGCAGCAAGAAGGCAGCGGCATCGACGGTCAGGCGGTCGAGGGCGGCGTGGCCGCAGCCGAAGGCGAGCCCGCTCCGGTCGTCAAGGAGGTAGCCGTCGAGGACGCCACGCCCCAGGTCGCCGAGGTCTCGCTCAACGGTGCCCAGATCACCGGGCTTATCGCGATCGTGCAGTCGATCTCCGACGGTTTCGTCACCCGCGAGGGTGCGGCGGCGATGATCGCCGCGTCGTTCCCCTCGATTCCGCCCGCACAGATCGACGCGATCCTCGCAGGGGTGGTCGAGCGTCAACCGGCAGTAGCAGCGGATGCGCAGCCGCAGCCGGTGCCGGTCGTCGAAGACGCCCCCGCGAGGTCGCTCGAAGAGCGAGCCGAGCCCGGCACCGTAGCCGAGGGCGACTACGTCTCGTGGGGCTCGTCTGGCGGGCGAGCTCGTGGCCGCATCGACCACGTGATGGACTACGGTCGGCTCGATGTGCCCGGCACCGACTTCGCGATCGACGCGACCGAGGACGACCCGGCGGCGCTGATCACGGTCTACGAAGAGGTCAGCGGCGGCTGGCGGGCGACCGACACGCAGGTCGGACACAAGGTGAGCACGCTCACGAAGATCGACGCGCTGCCCGAGCCGCCGCCTGCGGAGGAGCCAAGGTCGAAGCCACGGAGGCGGAAGCGTGGCTAAGTATGACCACATCGACTTCTCGCCGCCGTCGGGCGTGCGTGAAGAGGCTGCGAAGGGGCTCGCATGGCGAAGCGAGTACGGCCGAGGCGGCACGGCAGTCGGCGTTGCCCGAGCACGCGACCTGAGCAACGGAGTGAACATCAGCCCCGAGACGGCTCGTCGGATGAAGGCGTTCTTCGACCGGCATCAAGGCAACAGGCAGGCGGAAGGCTGGAGCCCCGGCGAGGACGGATTCCCGTCGAACGGGCGAATAGCGCACGCATTGTGGGGCGGGGACGCCGGGCAGGCGTGGGCGAACAAGCTCGTGCGGCAGATGAACGCGGCAGACGAAAGCGAAAGGAGCACGACGATGAACATCGAGCGTCGCAGTCTGGCGATTGACGAGGTCGAGTCGGCGGTCCCGCTGCTCGCGGTCGAGAGCCGCAGCGAGGACGACGGCACCGAGCGTGAGTACATCGTCGGCTACGCGGCGAAGTTCGGCGTGTTGTCGCTGGAGCTTGAAGGCTCGTTCATCGAGCGGATCGATCCCGGTGCGTTCGGCATCGTCGCCGAGCGTCGCGGGCGTCGGAAGCCGCTGGAGACGCGGGCACTCTGGAACCACGACGCGAACTACCCGCTCGCGAGGTATCCCTGCACGCTGTCG